TCCTCTAGGTCGTTGATGCGGTGCGTGTTGCTCTTGGATCTCTGGTCGATCTCCACGATCTTTGCCTGAATTCCATCGTCCATCTCTTTTCTCCTTTATACTTCGGTAAAATACAGCCCCACCAGCTCATGGGGCAAAAACTGCAGCGTCACCTTGCCGCCCGGCTGCTCGCCCGTCCGTTCGCAGCGGTAGAGCTTGCCGTCCTCCGGGTCTGTGTAGTAGAGTCCGTAGGTGTACTCCATGCCCTTTGCGGCGGGGATAGGATCGTCCTGCGTGCCCGCGTGCGTCTCGTCAATGACGGTAAACAGTGCCGGGACTTTGTCCGGCTCCCAACCTTCCTGCGTCGTGTGCGCCTGTCCTTCGTTGACGCGGAACAGCCTGTCCGTGCCATTGACCGGAAACACAAGTCGGTCGCCCGCTTTGATGACCAGATCAGGTTCCCAGCGTCGGTAAAGCTCCTTTGCCTTCACGGCGTCCGCA